GAACTGACCGTCCACGTTGGCATACATGGCTTGGAAGCCGACAGCCACATTGCAACCGCCCGTCGTGTTGGAGAAAAGGGCAGATGAGCCAACTGCTGTATTGCTTGCACCACTTGAGTTAAAACGCATTGCGCTCCAACCAAGGATTGCGTTGTCTGCGCCAGTGGTATCTCTACCAGCATCCAGTCCAACAGCGGTGTTGCCTGTTGCAGTAGTTGCAGTGCGAAGTGCCGCCCGACCAACAGCAGTGTTTGAGGCGCCAGTTGTGTTGGAAAACAGGGACTCCAAGCCAATGGCTACGTTCGCAGTGCCAGTTGTGTTGCTATACGCAGCCTGATAACCGACAGCGACGTTGTTGGAGGCGGTGGTGTTAAAGCGAAGCGCCAACGGGCCAAGGGCTACGTTGTAACTTCCAGTGGTGTTGGTGTACAAACTGCCATGACCATAAGCAGAATTCCACAAACCAGTTGTGTTTCCGTATAAGGCATCAGTACCAAAGGCGTTATTGTTGTAGCCAGTAGTGTTTGAAAACAACGCTTTAAAACCAACAGCGGTAATGTCAGTACCACCATTGTTGGTGTATGCGGCTTGATAACCAAGTGCCGTAACTGGGCCAGTCGTTGTGTTTGTGTATGCCGCTTGATATCCGACAGCAGTGTTGTTGGAGGCGGTGATGTTGGACTCAAGTGCAGAAACGCCTACGGCTACGTTTGAGCCTCCGGTGGTATTAAATCGCAAAGAACTTGTACCTACACCAGCGTTATTTGCGCCGGTCGTATTGCACAAAAACGAAGAAGCGCCAACTGAGGTATTGTTTGAACCAGTCGTATTCGCACTCAGCGCACTTGCACCCACCGCCGTGTTCGACGTAACAGCACCCGCGCCTTTGCCGACACGGAGGCCGGAGATGGAGGCGTCTGCTGAAACCGTCAGGCTGGTAGCCAGCAGATTTGTAATCGTGGCGCTGGTTGCCGTCAGGTTCGTGACGGTGAAACTGTTGGTTCCGAAGTCAGCGATGTAGTTCAAACCGTTGACGATGTCCGTGCCGTTCGACACCAGCACCATCTTCTTGCCAGTCGGAACCGATACACCCGTCTGGCCCGACACCTTCACCGTCACAGCGCCAGTGCTGTTGTTGAAGATGAAGTAGAGTTTCTTGTTGGCAGGGACGATCAGGTTCGTGCTTGCACCGCCCGTGCCGGTCAACTCAATGTACATGTTACGGGCCACACCTGTGGCACCGTTCGGGATGGTGATCGTCGTGTCCGTACCCGTGGATACAGCCTGAGTCACATAGCCTGAAATGGCCTGTTCGATCAGGGTTCCGAGGTTACTGTTGGTCGTAACGCCCCATGTACCAGCCTGATCGCCAGTGCCAATGAGTTCGATAGCCAGATTGGTTGAGTATGTACTTGACACGTTTAAACTCCTAATTCACCGTTGGGATATTGGCCCAAGTTGTGGTTTGCGAATCATCCACGGCGGACCATCCCGGTGTCTGATCATCGTTTAAATTCTGCCAGTTTGCGGTCTGATCGTCATCCACAGGATTCCAGAGGTAAGCCCCTGCCGTGATGTCGGAGGCGGTGACCGATTCCGCAACCTCCACATCGAAGGTAATACCTGCGCTAGAGTCGATATCTGTCGCTGTCACGATCTCGTTGATCATGACCTTGAAGTTCATCAAAGCCGCTTCGGTTTCAGCGGCGGTCACAATCTCCGATACCTTGGCCCCGAAGTTCACCAGAGCCGAATTGGACTCAGACGCTGTAACCGACTCGTTTACATTGACTGGGAACGCGAACACCGAATAGACATCGTCCTGAGCAGTCGCGGACTCAGCAATCTGGGAGATGAACTCCTGTCCTGCATTGATCGAATCGGTTCCGGTGACCGACTCATCAACCATCACCTTGAAGTCGTTCTGCGCTTTGACTTCCTCAGAAGCCATTACAGCCTCATCTACCATGGTCTTGAAGTTGACCGTGGCAATGAGAGAATCCGCCCCAGTGGCCGTCTCTGAGACGCTGGCACCCAGACTGTAGACGGAAGCGACCGTGTCGGTTGCCGTAGCCGTCTCGCTGACAGACGATACAAAGACGCTGGCTGCGGCTACAGCATCTGCTGCCACCACAGACTCAGACACAGAAACTGCAAAGTTCTGCTGTGCTGAAACAGCGTCCGACCCGGAGGTCGATTCGGAGGTAAAGACGTTGACTTGGTTGCTGGGCGATATGGCATCTGCGGCGGTAGCCGATTCAGATACTACCCCGCCAATGCTGTAAACGGCTGCAACAGTATCTTGGGCGGTAACGGACTCTGAAACCGGCGCATTGAACTGCGTACCGGCCCCAGTATTGGCATCATTAACGGTGGCTGTTTCGTCTGAGGCGCGGTAATAGACCGACATCCCCCATCCGGCTTGCCCCCATGTGCCTGATCCAAATCCGCCTTCGGCCACCGTTTATGCCTTGACGAGTTCGTCTTCCGGGAACCAACGGGACTGGTTCTGACCGTTCGCGTCCTTCCAAGAGATGAGGCACATGATCACACCGTCTTCGGTCATCATGAACTTCTCTACCGGACCTTCCGGAACAACCACTACCAACTTGACCTGTTCACCCTTTACAAACTTAGCCATGTTTAAACTCCTTAGGCAGCATCAAGGCTGAAGGTGTAGGTGACAGAGAGAACGTCGCCGTTCTGCACCACACGATCACCGGGGGCTGCAAAGTCAGAGGCAGAGAAGAGGGTTCCGGACGAGCCGCCCGGTGAGTCTCCGCTCGTGAGGAATGCGCCACCGACGTTGGCCGAAGCGTTGATCAGGAACTGTGCCGGGGAGGCAGAGTTCGCAATCACCGAAGGATCAGCCGTGGTGGCACCACCGAAGGTCGCAGCCGGTCGGGTCGCGTTGCTGTACGCCGTCACTTCCGTCCAACCCGCATGGCTTGCCATGGTGTCCGTTGAGGACGGGTTATTCGAAGCAGCAGGTCCATAAATACCGACATACCATGCAGCGGTGTAACCCGAACCCTTGAAGTACTTGGTGTTCATGTCGGCCAAGCCGACATTGACCACGAGGTTATTGGACTTTGATTCCCATTTCAGGTTGCCTTCCTTGTCATGGCAACGAACCGTAAAGATGCCGCCGCCCTTGAGACGATTGCTGGTGCTGTTGCCCTTTTTGACATCTGCACCAACGGTATCAACGGACTTGGCCTTGTTGATAAGCATTGTTGACTCTCCTAGTTGAAACGCAAAAGTGCCGACGTATAAGTGTTCGCAGGCATCTGCACCGTGAACGAGTTCGTGGCAGTCTTATCGTTGCCAAAACTCAAAATCGCAATGGATCGATTTGCCTTGCTGGCGTTGTAAATCAGACCCCCTGCGGCAGTAAAACTTGCAGGACTCCAAACCGCATTATTGAAGTTGACGTACACCGTGCCATCGTAATTGTTGATGGATACGCCCGTCAGTGTTACTCCACCTGCTGAGTAACTACCGCTAGTGACTTCGTGCGTCACGCTATAGACGGTGGTGTTCTCGTTCAGGGTGGCGCTGCTCGTGTAAAGCGCCAACTTGATGGTGTCCGTCAGAAGATCGTGAATGCCCTTCAGTAACTCTTCCCGGAAACTGACGGTCTGTGTCTGATAGATCATGTGACCGGTATCCGATTAAGACCTGAACGGAAGGCATCACGACGATCCTTGCCTTCTCCAAGGAGTTTCAGGAGACCCAACGATTCCTGATACTTCTGTTCGTAGTACTGGATCATGTCCTGTTCACCCTTCATGTAGAGGTATGCCTCTCTGAGGGTTCCGTACAGAAGAACGGTTTCGAAGTTATCGCCCAGCCACGAAGTACTCGCGGTCACAATGGACTGCGGGTAGTAGTAGTAATGCAGTTCGACCTGATAGTTGCTGTCCGGGGTCGGACCCAGAATCAGCGTGTTCTTGTCGAAGATGGCGTAGTACTTTGGAACGCCACTGTCATCCGGGTCTGGATAGCATTCCCGAATGAAGTTCACATCCTTGTCGATGAGGAACGACTGGGCGTTAGTTACCGGGGTAATGACCGCCAATGAGAAGTTCGCCAACCAATCCGCAGGAAGGGTCAGATACTTGTTGCTAGGGGTCAGCGTTCCAATCTGGTTCTTTCGGATCGCCGGAATGAAGACAGCGTTGTAGATACGCTCTTCAGCCAGTTGAACGAATACGGGAATGTTCGCAACAAACGAGGTTTCCTCGTTCTGCGTGTACTGTTTAACCAGATCAACGAGTTGAGTGTAATTCATGTCACTGCCACCGTGACGGTTCCGACAAAGCCGGTCGAAATGAGATCGTTCGGGGTAAGTTCAGTGTCGTAGGCTTCTGCGCCGCCAATCGGATTCCAGCCCCACTGGATCATCCGACTGCCATTGGCACCTTGGTTACCCGGCGCAAAAAAGGTGTTATCCGGTCGCGCATTGCGAAGGGCTTGTGGGTCATCCATGGGAACACGGCCCAACTGCAACTGAGGATGATCAACATCCATGCATTCGAAGCAAACGCGGATACCAATCGGCAACAGGTTTTCATACTGCTGATTCAAGTCATGCAAGTCATATCGTTGACCACAGCGGTCGCAGAACCCGAATGCATTTTTACCTGAGGAAAACGGCTTGCCCATTAGACATTCCTGCCAATGTAGCCGTTCATGGGAACAAAGCGGACAGAAGCCTTCTCACGGTCTTCACCCGCTGCCAAGTCCCACTGAGCCTCGTACTCTTGCTTGAGCATCACCACACGATCAGCCGCTTCGGGCTTCTTCATGGCAACGTAGTACGCCAGTCCTGCCACGAGGCAGGGCAAGAATCGTGCTGGGACATCGATGGTGTTGGCACCGCCGTTACCCACATCCTGAATGCGGCGCATCTTCCAGTAGA